TGCATCCACTCCTCGCGGGTGTAGGTGGTTAAGCCTGCCCCGGCAGGTGCGCGGCGTTCCAAAAACCGAACCAACTCAGCTTCGGTGTCGAACGGGAACACCTGTGGGTCGGTTTGGTGTGGAATTCGGACGTAATAACTAGTGGTTTGTGCTTTGGTTTTCATTTGTGTCCTTTCGTTTTTGTTGTTTCAAAGTGCCGGGCGGCTTGTCATGGGGGGCAAGTCCTCGTCCCCTACCCAGACCCACGCCTGGACGTATGCGCCACCACTCTCGTTGTCCGGGGTGGACACGATGGCGTTGTCGTCAATCTCTAGCTCCCCTTGCTTGGAGTAGAGCTTTTGGGCCGCCTTTCGATATGGTACGTCCTTCGGCTCGTGCTTGTCTGCGTGATCCGCAAAGGCTGTGTTCGCGTCCGCGAATGTCAGCCCTCGGGCGATTAGCTTGTCTAGCTCTTGGAGTAGTTCGGTTTTCATTTGTTGTCCTTTCTCTGTGTTCTCGTTTTCTGTAGAGGGTGGCCATAGACCCGGGCCGCTCGACCTGCGTTCCACTGGTTGAACGACCCCTCGCCCGTTTCTAGCACGGCGTCAAACCGAGCAGCCCGGGGCCGGCGTTGAAGGTACGTTTCTTCGGTGGACATGCTTTCAGGGTCGTAAACAAGTTCGACATACGACACCCCATGCTTGGAATAATATTTGTTCCGGACAATTACAAGGGTTCTTGTTTTCATAGTCTTTTGCCTTTCTCGTTTCTCGTTTCTTGTTTCTTGTTTCGTGTTTCACAGCATCAACATCAGCCCCATAATCAAAGCCCCGGTCAAGGCGAGGGCTAAAAGGTCAACCAGGTGTTTAGTGTTCATGGTTGGCCTTTCCCGGTGGCTTTGGCGATGGCTGCGCGTCCCCGGTCGCCGGCCGGACCAGCAACCCATTCCGGCGGCAGGAAGGTCAGTATGTCTTCCAACGCCTCCAACAACTCCGGTGCTGCCGCGATCAGGCGGGCGACCGCAAATCCCTCCTCTTTGTCCGTATAGGGGACAACCGCCGCCGCGCACACGAGGTTGCTGTGCGGCTGGACTGCGCCCACGCAAATTTCCTTGTTGGTGTAGTCGGGCCACAATTCCCATTCTGGCGTGTGCGCCCCGGCGTGTGTGTAGTGTTTGGTGTTTTCATGGTTTTTCTCTTTCTCCGCTCGTGTGTATTCACGCGCGGCTTCTGGCCCCCTTTCGAGGACCAGACGCCGGGGGTGTTATACACCGGGGGTTTGTTTTGCTTTCCACTCTGCGAAAATTTCACCGGCCTCGTTACGATACCACTCGTAAACCTTCTGGTCGATGTAGCAATAAATCGCGGCGGGCTTCCACCCCATCGGCCACCCCTTGTCATCCTTGGAACCGATGCCTGCGTCATCAAACGCCCGTTCTACGTCGTCTCCGTGTAGATACATGATATCGTTGATTTCCTTGGTATAGATAGGAACGGCCCCGTCTACGATTTCGTGAATCCGGCCCGAATAGTCTAGGTCGTTGCCGAGGTCCGGGGTTTCTTCCGTGTCTGGGTTTGAATCCAGATATTCTAAGAGTTCGGCCTTCACGTCCTCAATGGCTGAGGCCACGCGAGCTTGAAGTGTGTCGTTTATTTCAATCGATGTTTTCATCTTTTTCGCCTTTCTATTTTTTGGTGTGTGTGTGTGTTTGTGTGTGTGTGTGTGTTGTTTTAGACGAGGAAGGTGTAATCCATCACATCGCCACCCAACCCATTACCCGAATCATTGTGCCAACTGAACCACGCTTCGTCGGAGCAACTGACGGGCGCGGGGAGATTTTTGCGGCGCAAGAAAGCGTCGAGGAGAGCTTGTTCGCCTTCCTCAAGTCCGCTGGCATCGCCGTTTATAAGATAGGACGCCCAATAGGCGGGGAGTGTGTAAGTAGTGATTTCAAGTGTTTTCATATGTTGTAACCTTTCGCCAGCAAGGTAACGCAGTTGTAATGCGAAACCCACAACTTTGTTGCGTTGCCAACCAACAACTTGCGACGAATCGCAAAAATAGTTTTCGCCAATTGAACCAAGCTGGGAGGTGGGCTAACTTGGCTAAGTGTAGCCTTGACTACAAATTAGAAACGTTCTAAATAAGGAGGAAACCTATGGCAGGCGGACGCCCCTCTGATTATCGCCCCGAATACTGCTCCCTTGTTGTCGAGTTTGGCCAACGAGGGGAAAGTCTTGTCCAGTTTGCCGCTCACGTTGGAGTTGACCGCAACACAATAGACAACTGGCGCAAGGCGCACCCAGAGTTTTTGGGTGCCTGTTCGCGCGCGTTGGTTGCGGCTCAGGCTTGGTGGGAGAAAAAGTGCCAGGATAATGCGGACAACCGCAATTTCAACTCTCGCGTGGCTGAGTTTGTGATGGCCGCACGGTTCCGCGACGATTATGCGCCCCAGACGGCCAAAATGGAGGTGCAGATCAGCGGCAACGTCCATGTGCGCTCGCTACCTAGAGCAGAGCTGGAAAAACTAGCGGCCCAGGTCATAGATATTGAAGAGGTGAAGCCTGCCCAACTTGAGCCGCAAACCGGGGAAAATACCCCGGACGCATCAACTTGAATTGATATGTTGCCCTGTAAGACTAAAGCCCACGTTGATTTGCAACAGTTTAGCGATGGACTGAATATAACTTCTATTAACGGGATACCTAATTCTCGCCTCGAGCACGCCCTGCGGAATTGCGCCGGAAGGGCAGCCAGGCGGGCAGCGCGGGGCGGGTTTGTGTATCTGTTCCGGTGCGAAGGATTCACCAAAATCGGAGTTTGCCGGGACAACGTGGCCAAACGCCTCAGCACGGCCCAAGTAGGCTGCCCGTTTGAGATTGTGTTGCTCAAGTCTTGGCGGGTGGCTGATCCGAGCGGAGTCGAGCGACTGTTACACCACCAATTCGCCCAGTATCACAAGCGCGGGGAGTGGTATGCATTGCCGCCGGACAAACTAGCCAAGCTGCTTGATTGTCAAGATGTTAGTGCTGTGGTGGATATACACCAGAACTGACTGGCTCGGCCCAGGGCCAGGGTGGCGGGACAGCCGAAACGCGCACCCGCACGATACGTTAGGGTCCCATAGCCAAAACCGCGCAAAATTTTAGGAAAGTTGTCTTACATGGCAAACCCAAATCCGAAAGCCAACATCCTCCGCCCGAAAAACCCGGCGGAAGCCGCGGCGTGGATTCTTGCCCGCGACGACTTCCAATGGTGGTGCGGCATGAACGGCTTCAAGTGGGCGAAGCACCACAAGATTCTTGGGCAGCACCTGCAAAAAGTGGCCAAAGGCGAAATAAATCGCCTCGGCGTGTTCATGCCCCCCGGCTCCGCCAAGTCCGTATACACCTCCGACCTGTTCGTTCCGTGGTACATGGCCCAGAACCCCGGGCATTTCGTGATTGCAAGCTCCCACACGCAGGAGATGGCCGAGCGATTCGGCAGACAAGCCCGCAATCGCCTTGCTGAGTTCGGCCCCTGCATCGGCGTGGACCTCGCTCCCGATGCACAGGCGGCCTCCCGCTGGTCCACGGTGCAGGGGAACGAGTACTACGCCGTTGGCGTAGGCGGAGCAGTCACTGGCCGAAGGGCCGATCTTGCTATCCTGGACGATCTTGTGGCCGGTGCGGAGGCCGCGGACTCGAAACTGCAACGCGACCGCCTGTGGGACTGGTTGAACTTCGATTTGATGACCCGCCTCAAGCCCGGCGCGAAGCTGGTGCTTATTATGACGCGATGGCACATGGATGACCCCGCGGGCAGGTTGCTTGACCCCAAGTCCGAGTTCTATATCGAGGAGGAGGCGAAGAAGTGGACCGTGCTGAACTTCCCGATGGAGGCGGAGAACAACGACATCCTGGGCAGAAAGCCCGGCGAGTTGCTATGGCCGGAGTATTTCACCCGGGAGATGGTGGATGCGGCCAAGCGCAAGCCGCGGGTGTGGTCCAGCCTGTACCAGCAACGACCTGCGCCGGAGGAGGGCGGCTTCTTCAAGAAAGACTGGCTCATCCCCTACACCCCCAGCGAACTCCCCAAGGACCTCCGCATCTACTTCGCGTCGGACCACGCGGTAAGCACCAAACAGACGGCGGACAAGACGTGCCTGCTGGTGGCGGGTGTATGTAGCCAAGGCTACATCTGGGTTTTGCCCGAGACGTTGTGGGGCCGGTTCACATCCGAAGAAGTGACTGAAAAAGCCATTGACCTAATAAAGTTGAAAAACCCCTTGACATGGTGGGCGGAGAAAGGACATATATCGCAATCAATCGGCCCTTTCCTGCGTCGTCGTATGCGTGAGCGGTGTATTTACACCAGCATCGAGGAAGTGACTCCGGCGAAGGACAAGCAGACGCGGGCGCAGGCGATACACGGGCGGATGGCGATGGGCATGGTGCGGTTCCCGAAGTTTGCGCCGTGGTGGCCGGACGCGGAGCATGAGTTGCTCAGTTTCCCCACGGGAGCGCACGACGATCTGGTTGACAGCTTATCGTGGTTGGGCAGGGGGCTGGAAACGATGGTAGGTCCCAGCGGCCCGTTGAAACCGAGAATCCTTGGACCCAAGCCCTTCACCGGCGCGTGGCTGAACTCGATAGATGAACGAAAACGATTCAAGCAAATGCTCGAAAAATCCACCGCAGGGTGGTAGTCCCCTTTGACCCTTATGATCTCCGAAACAATTTCCAACGGCGAGCAGGACATCGAGACGGTGCTGCCCGGCGGACCCATCGAAGCCCCCGAACAAGAATCCGAACCTGACGAGGCGGAGAAGCAACTGGCCAAGGACGTGGTGGAGTGGTGTATATCCACCAAAGAGTTCTGGAAGCAGACCTTCAAGAAGATACGCGACGAGATCAAGTATGCGGCGGGCGAGCAATGGCCCGACGACCAGGCGCGTGAGAACTACTGCGCGAACTTCACCCGCCGGGCGGTCAACCAGAAGGTGGCCAGCATCTACGCGAAGAACCCCAAGACCGTCAGCCGCATCCGACCGCAGTTGGCGTACGTGATGTGGGACGGGGAACAGGCGAGCCTGGACATGGCGCGGATGGCGAGCCAGGACCCGAACTTGCTCCAAGCGGCGATGGTGCAGCAGGACCCGAAGGCACTGGCCGCGCTCCAGAAGGCGCAGGCCATCCTGGCGGATTATGAGAACGGGATGACGCGCAAGGCCATGCTCAAGCGTTGGGGGCGGACGCTGGAACTGGTGTATGACCACCAGTGCGACGTGCAGAAGCCGGACTTCAAGACTTCCATGAAGGCGTGCGTGCGGCGTGCGCTTACCGCCCGCGTGGGCTGGGTGAAGCTGGCGTATCGGACGGAGGGGGATGCGACGATTTCCGAGTCGGCCCTGCCGAACACCACGCCTGATTTGATGCAGGCGATGGCGCAGAAGCTCAACAAGATCGCGGACGGCGACACCGAACCCGAGGAGTTGGACAAGACGCGGCAGGAGGTGGAGCTGATGAAAACCTCCCTGCTGGAAGGCGTGCAGGACGGCAGCAAGAAGCTGGTGGACGAGGGGCTGGTCTTTGACTTCCCCCGGGCGACGAGCATCCTTGTGGACCGCAACTGCACCAACCTTGCCACCCTCTCCGGGTGCGAGCGCGTGGGGCAGGAGTATGTGCTTGCGCCGGACGAGGTGGAACGCCGCTACGGGGTGGATGTGAAGGCCAAGGCCACGCCCTACACCGAGGAAGGCCGCAGCGACCGCACGGTGCCCACGGAATGGCCGGACAAGGCCAAGGTCTGCGTGTGGGAGGTGTACGACATCACCACGCGGCAGAAGTATGTGGTGTGCGACGGATATGAGGGGTTCATCGAACCGCCGCAGGAACCCAAGCCCTGCCTCTCAAGATTCTGGCCTTTCTTTGCGCTTGTGTTCAACCCCATCGAAGTGGAGGAGAACGACCCGAACAACGATGTCACCTGCTACCCGCCCTCGGATGTGCGCCTGCTCATGCCGTTGCAGAACGAGCATAACCGCAGCCGCCAGGCGTTGCGCGAGCATCGGGTGCAGAACCGGCCACTCTACGCGGTGACCCCGGCGGCCTCGGAGAACGACCGCAAGATGCTGGCCAGCGGACACCCCTCCGGCTACTGCATCACGCTGGAAGGGTTGCCCGCGGGTGCGAAGGTCACGGACTATTTGCAGATGGTGCAGAAGCATCCGATTGACGCGGCGGTGTACCAGACCATGCACGTTGAGACGGATGTGCTGCTCACCATCGGGGCGCAGCAGGCGAATTTTGGACCCACCAGCGATGCCACCGCCACCGAGGTCAGCGTGGCGGAGGGCAGCCGCATCCAGTCGGGTTCCTCGGACATCGATGATTTGGATGTGTTCCTGACCGAACTGGCGCGTGCGGGCGGGGAGATGCTGCTGGCCAACATGCCGGTGCAGGTGGTCAAGCGCATCGTGGGACCCGGCGCAAGCTGGCCCAGCACGCAGACGGAGATGTACAACTCGGAGCTTTTTCTGGAGTCCGAAGCCAGCGGCAGCGGCAGGCCGAACCGTGCGATGGAGGTGGCGAACTTCCAGCAGATGGCTCCCTTGCTCATGCAGATTCCCGGCATCAACCCGGAGGCGTTGGCGAAGGAAGGCATCAAGCGGTTGGACGACCGTTTGGAGTTGGAGGAGTTCTTCCAGAAAGACCTGCCAAGCATCATAGCCATGAACTCCGGTCCCGGCCCCGTGCAAGCGGGTGCGGAGATGCAGCAGGAGAACAACCAGCCCGGGGCGCAGCCTACGCAGCCGGGGCTGCCGCCGCCGACGGCGAACGATCCGAGTGCGATGCAGGCCCAGGCGAGTCCGACGACGCAGGGGATGCCTCCGCAGTTCCAGAACAAAACCGCCGCAGCAGCGGCACAGCCAGGATAGTTTGAAACCCAAAACCTTGAAACCTTATGAGACTGTACGGACTGGTAGGAAAAGCCCGGGCCGGAAAGGACACGCTGGTATCCATCGTCCAGGACAACACGGACGAAGTGGTGGTGCGGCATGCCTTTGCGGATGCGTTGAAGGATGAAGTGGCCGCCGCGCTTGGTTGTTCGGCCAACCACATCGAGAACCACAAGGAGGTGTTCCGCCCGATTTTGCAGTGGTGGGGTACGGAGTGGCGGCGGGCGGCGGACGCGGACCACTGGATAAAGCGGCTGGCGGCGAGGCTGCCCTGGTCGCATGACGTGGTGGTGTTCATACCCGATGTGCGGTTCGACAACGAGGCGACGTTCATCCGCCGGTTGGGCGGCCAGATTCTCCGGGTCATCCGCGAGGACGGTGTTACTACACCCCACACCGACCATGTGACGGAAACCGGCCTGTCCGCGCAGATCGAACAGGCGAGGTTCTACAACCGGACCCTGCCGGAGTTTGAGGAGCAGGTCAAAGCGTGGTGGGCAACCCAGAAACCGACATGAACCCCACCCCCGTCAAGCGTCTGTTCTACGACTTGGAAACCTCCCCGAACGTAGTGCTGAGTTGGCGGGTGGGTTACAAGATCAACATCGACTCGGAGAACATCCTGAAAGAAAGGGCCGTCATCTGCATCGGCTACAAGTGGCAGCACGAGGCCAAGCCGCATGTCATCACCTGGGACAAGAAGCAGGATGACAAGGCGATGCTCGCCAAGTTCCTCAAGGAAGCGAACAAGGCGGATGAGTTGGTGGCGCACAACGGCGACAAGTTCGACCTGCCGTGGTTCTTGACCCGGTGCGCGTACCACGGGCTGGCGACCTTCCCTAGTTACAAGACGGCGGACACGTTGCAATGGGCCAAACGCAGGTTCAA